CGTACACAGTTACAGTAACTAATCCAGGGTCAGGTAATGTATTTGTATTAGATGGTACTAACAACCCTGCTATTACCTTGACAAGAGGATTTACTTATACCTTTGATCAATCAGATGCTAGTAATGCAAGTCCTGATCATCGTTTATTATTTAAAGATAGTGCTGATAACGCATATACAAATGGGGTTACCTCATCAGGCACTCTTGGACAAGCAGGAGCAAAGACTGTATTTGTAGTACCTGCAAATGCTCCAGACAGTCTTAAATACTATTGTTCAGCACACGGAAACACTATGGGTAATACAATAACTGTAGTAAACAATGATTTAGGTACAGTAGCTTCTATTGGAGCATCTAATCTTAACACAGTAGCAACCAATGCAGAATCAACAGCAATCGTTATGGGAATAGCTTTAGGATAACACATGGCAAACACATTTAATAATCAAGTCACATCAGTTATTAACACAAGTAGCACTGAGATATACACAGGTACTAACTTAGATGCTAGTGGTGACGTAGGTATTGTTATTGGTCTTATAGTATCAAATGACCATGCTACTGATGATACCCAAGTCACTATAATGCACAAAGCATCAGATGATACTGAAACCGAAGTAGCAAAACTGGTCAAGATACCAGTAAATACATCAATAGAATTTTGTAGAGGCAATAAGTTTGTAGTAAAAAATGGTGAAAAACTTACAGCACTACGTTCATCAAGTGGCACTGCTAATGCTATGGTGTCTATCTTAGAGATTACTTCATGAGTTCTGATTTACATAACTATGGTATCATCGGATTTACCTCGGATAACGTAGGTATTGACCGAAGGATATACACAGGTCTAACTAGCACAGACCCTGTGTTAAACGTATCGTACAATGGTGGACGAGTAGATGTCTATTTAAATGGTATTAAACTTGTGGGTGACCATAGTGAAATGCCTAGTGGTACTCGTGACTACACATTTACACAAACTGGTCAAGGATCTAGCATACAGTTAAGAACTGGTGTTGCCTTGGTCAGTGCTGATGTAGTCGAGTGTATTGGTCATGTAAGTGGTTCAGGTAAAACTGTAAATACCTATACACCTTCAGTAAGTGCTGGTAATAATACATTTAATAGTAGCACTACTGGTATGAACGGGTTTACTTTACAAGGATCAGATTTACTCAATGTATATCTTAATGGTGTACTTTTAGATTCATCTGATTACACCTCTGATGCTAGTGCAGACTCAGTTGCTATTACAAATTTAGCTAGTGGTGATGTAGTACATATACAAGTCATAGGTGCATTAGACTATGCTAACTTTGTCCCTGCTGGTGGTGGAACCTTCTCTGGGAATGTTGCGGTAAATGGCGATCTCACAGTAGATACCAATACGTTAAAGGTTGATTCGGCTAATAATGCAGTTCTTGTTGGGCAGACTTCTGGTTACGTTGGAGACTCTACTTCTGCTTCTGGTTTTCGTGTACAGTCAGATGGTTTCCTAGATGTAGCAAAAAGCGGAACCTATGTAATGCGAGTCAACCGTCAGTCTTCAGATGGAGATGTTATCTCAATTCGGAAAGACGGTTCACAGGTGGCAAGCATTGGCAGTAGAAACAGTTCTTATGGTTATTTTCAGTTTGGTGACACTGGAACAGCTATTGGTGGAACCAATTCTCATAAATGGTTACCAATTGTAAATGGCGTTAGATCAGACAATACGACTGATATTGGAGATTCTAGTTATCGTATAAAAGACGTTTACCTTTCAGGTGGTGTATATATCGGTGGTACTGGTTCTGCTAATTATCTGGAGGATTACGAAGAAGGCACTTGGACTCCAACACTTATCAGCCGTGCGGGTGGTGGATTGTATAATAGTTCTTATTCAGACCGAGATGGTGCATATACTAAAATTGGAAGATTAGTTCATGTTTTAGGAATGATTGCATTACAACAAACATCTGGTAGTCAGAGTGGTGGAGATGTAATGATTGGTAATTTACCATTCTCTATTGCAGATGTTATAAATTATACTGTTTATGAGGGAGGAGGTAGTTTTGGTGAATTTTCTTCTTTAAATATAAACGTAAGTTCTTTAACCAACCAACCAAGATCAGACAGTCCGCAGGGATTGCAATTTCGATATATGGCTGCCTCAGGAACTTCAGGTTTGTCCTCATTTCAATTCTCCCATCTTACAAATAGTACAAGTTTGCGTTTTACCGCAACTTATTACACATCCTAAAAAATAAACATGGCACTCACCAAACAAACAATCACAGACAAAATCGAGTCTGTACGAGTAAAAGATCATTATGTTCTTCAGGTTCGTGAAGCAGTTCAAGTGCTTGAAGATGGTAACGTACTTTCTCAAAACTTTCATCGTTATGTTCTTAATCCAGATGCAGAAGTTTCCACAATCACTGATCCAGTAGTATTAGCCCAGTTTAATGCGGTTATGACTGACGAAGTAAAGCAGAACTACCAGACTTTATTAACATCTCAGCAACCAGAAGTAACGGAGCAATCCAGTGAACCAATAACGGAGGAATCCAGTGAGTAGGGCTAGAGATTTAGCCAACTATGGCGATGGTATAGATACATCAAGCATTACTTCTGGTACTTTTGCTGATGCTAGGATTGCACAAAGTAATGTTACACAACATGAGTCTGCTATTGATGCTTTAGGTACAGTTACATCTGGCACGTTTAATGGAACTATTGGTTCTTCTGCTACTATTCCTGCATCAGTTGGTGGTGGTACAAAACTTACTGGTAGTTATTCGGGGGTTTTAAATGGAGCATCAATTACTTACTTTAGTCATGGTGCTTTTACATCAACTTATGATACTTACTTAGTTATAATGAAAGGAGTATTAACAAATGATTCTGCAACTGATTCGCATTTGCAAATAAGACTTACTAAAAGTAATAGCACTATGGCTTCCGATTCATATTACAGTAACGTGCATGGTACTGATAAAAATGGTAATACTAATGGTTTTGCAAGAAATAACAATGATTCAATTTATTTAATTGATGGAGTTGATGCAAACAATCATTGGTCCGCTCAATTCTATGTATACACACCAGCTACATCAACTCATACATGGATGAGTGGAACAGCTTCATATTTTAGAAATAATGACAATTGTGCTGAACAAAGTTTTACTGGTTTTCACGGTTCTAATTATTCTGCTACGGGATTTGGAGCGTATTGGGATAATAGTGCTGCTTCATGTAATGCTACTGTCAAAATATATGGAATAACAACATCATGAGTCAAGAAGAAGAAAATAAATTTGGAGGTGAAACCAGCACTATAATTACTATAGGTAATGGTGATCCTGTTAAAATTATTGATGACAAAGATATACCAACTGCAAAAAAACGAGCAGAACGTAATTCATTACTTGCACAATCAGATTCTATGATGGTTTTTGATAGAGGATTAACCGATGCAAAAAAAGCAGAATGGGTTACATACAGACAAGCATTAAGAGATATGGATTTTAGCGATCCTAAAAACATAACTTGGCCCACAAAACCTGAGTAAACATGGCTACAACTAAAGCGACTTTATTAGGACACAGAAATCCAGCTTCTATATCAGATCATTCTAACACTTCTACTGGACATCTGGATCTTCCTTCTGGGACTACTGCACAGCGTCCTACGTTAGATAATGCTGGCGGTACACGATTTAACACAACAATAGGTTCTCTTGAGTTTTACGATGGGAATAATTGGGTTACCACCAACTTAATTCCAACTATCACCTCGATTACTGGAAACATCTTCGCAACGGCATCAAGTACACTTACCTTATCAGTAAGCAACGCAACAGATACGATTGATGTTAAATACTACGAAGGCAATACGCTGTTAGCGACTGACTCAAATAAAACAGTAAGTAATAACTCTGCGACTTCAACTGTTCCTTCTCAAGTTCATGGGCAAACGGCTGGGGATACGATTACCATTAAAATACATAACTCAGATGGAACGCCTTCGTCTAACAGTATAAACAAAACTGTTGCCGCATTACCTTCTGGTGGAACTAAAACAACTTCAGGTAATTACCACATACACACCTTTACTTCATCTGGAAATTTCATTAGCTCAGTTAGTAATTTTCAAGTAGAGTATTTGGTTATAGGTGGTGGTGGTGCTGGTGGTGGCGATTCTTCAAATGGTGCTGGTGGTGGCGGAGGTGGCGCTGGCGGTTATCGTTGTAGCGTGTCTGGGGAATCATCGGGTGGTGGCTCATCTGCTGAATCTGCTATAACACTGTCTCAAGCCACCTATACTGTTTCTGTAGGTGGTGGTGGTAGCGCCTCTAATAACCGAGGAAATAGCGGAACTAATTCATCCATTTCTGGCAGTGGTATTACTACTATAACTTCGACTGGAGGCGGAGGCGGAGGAAACGGTGGTATTGGAAATCAAGATGGTCTTAGTGGAGGATCAGGCGGAGGTGGTGGTTACAATGGTTCTGGTGCATCAGGGACATCTGGTCAAGGATATGCAGGTGGTAATGCTGGAGGTAGTACTCAACCTCGTTCAGGTGGTGGCGGAGGTGCTGGAGCAGCAGGCACAAATGCTGGATCAAGTGGTGCAATTGGTGGCAATGGCGTAGCTTCAAGTATTACTGGTTCATCCGTTACTCGTGCCGGTGGCGGTGGAGGTGGAGATGACCAACAGTACGGCGCAGGTGGCTCAGGAGGCGGTGGCTCAGGTGGCAAAGGCGGTGGCCCTACACCAGTAGCAGGTACAGCAAACACTGGCAGTGGTGGTGGCGGAAACGGCGCTGACTCTGGAAACGAAGATGGAGCGACTGGCGGTTCTGGCATCGTAATCATCAGGTATCAACTCTAAGGAAAAACTCATGTCACATTACGCAAAAGTAGAAAACGGCATCGTCACTCAGGTCATCGTTGCAGAGCCTGAGTTTTTCGACACCTTCGTAGATACAACTCCTGGCGAATGGATCAAAACCTCATACAACATTAAAGGTGGGGTTTACTACGACCCCGAAACAAACCAGCCAGCCGAGGATCAATCGGTTATCGAAGAAGATGAAGCAAGACAACGTAAGAATTATGCAGGGATAAGTTTCTCATACGATCAAACCAAAGATGCCTTTATTCCACCACAACCTTACTCAAGTTGGGTGCTGAATAATACCACTTGTCTCTGGGATGCACCAATAGCCTGCCCTGACGATGGGAATCGGTATCAATGGAACGAAGAAACAACCTCTTGGGATCAAGTAACAAAATCCTAAAATAAAATACACGTATCTTTTAGATTATGAAAGTATCGTAAATTAACATGAGTGGACATCACCCTAACCCAGCGGATCAATATTATAACTATCCAACACAAGCAACAGAAGTTATGCCAGAAGTAAGCACACTATATCAAATGGTAATGGACTTAGGCATACCAGCCTGTGTCATCATAGCTGCATTTTGGTTCATTAGATACCAAAGTGAACTAGCAAAGAAAGAACGAGAAGAGTTCTGGAAGAAAGATGAAGAGCACGATAGTAGACTCTTGGACATGATTGAAAAGTCTTCAGATGCTATTCTTCAGATTAAACTAGCATTGGATGCTAACACACAAGCAATTAAAGAGATTACAAGAAAGTAGATGGAAACAGTCACAGAAAAAACAACTATAAAGAATGGTGGGAAACCAAAGGATGACCCACATATACAACTTATGAAACTTAGATTTTGGGCGAGATTTCTTATATCGTTACTTGCCTTTGGTCTCTTTGGTTGGCTTGTGTTTACTATGGTTAACAAACCAGATGAACTAGCTCAATCGAGTAAAGACCTTATAAACTTAGCATTCGGTGCATTTTTACCGATCATCGGAATGTTAGGCAAACACTGGTTTGAAACAGCACATGACGAACCAGAACATAACCCAGAACCTACTAAACCTAAAGAAGAAGAAGCAAATGGTACCAGCGTTACTCCTTAATGTAATTCAATCGTTAGTCGTAGACCAAGCACAATCATTAGCTAAAGAGCACGTAACCAAAGTTATGGAAGACAACCTCAGTGAGGATCAGCTTAAGCTAATTGATGCAGTTGTGGACGAAATGCCAGAAAACACATTTAAATCAGTGAAAGAATTTCTCGGATGAAACTAAGTAAGAACTTCTCATTGAAGGAACTTACTAGGTCACAAACTGCTATTCGTCACGGAATAATTAACTTACCTAATCAAGAACAACTCGTGTGCCTCACAGCATTAACCACGGCAATACTTCAGCCGATCCGTGAGGTACACGGACGAGTTGACATTAACTCTGGGCTAAGGGTCTTAGAGTTAAACCGAAAGATCGGAAGTGGAGATACATCACAGCATGTATTAGGACAAGCAGCAGA